AAACCAGAGAAACCTAAATTAAGCGCCATATCTTCAGAGTTATTAAATACCCCGTAAGAAGTACCACCAGCTCCGTAAGAGTTCATAGAAGCTAACATATCATCAATAGCTAAGCTAGTTGATCTGTTAACAAACATCATGTACTCTTCAATAGCACCTTGTCTATCAAACTCAGCAAGTATTGCATCGAACTCAGCTAAATCAGTAGCAGCGTTAATACCATTTACACCAGTAGTAATGTTACCTCTATCAGTAATAGCCGCGAATAAACCTTCAGTACCTACGTTTCCAGCACCAGCAGTAGATCCAACTATAAGGTTAGATCCATCAGCTAAGGAAGCAGCAGCGTTTAATTCACTTTCTAACATTGCCATTTCAATGTAGTCAGCAAATCTAGCTCTAGTGTCAGCTTCAGCTTTTAAGTACCATAAATAACCAGAAGCACCCATTTCAGTAGAAACTTCTACCCAACCAATTCTAGAAGCATCAGAACCTGAAACTTCGTAGTAATCTTTCATGATTATTGGTTTATTAGTAAAAGATCTAAAGTCTGGCTCGTTAGCACGTCTACCAGTTTCTTCAGTAGTAGCAGCACCACCAGTCATGTAAGAAACTCCTTTACCAAACTCAGATCCATAAACTAATATAGTTGTACCATTAGCAGTATTGTTTGTTGGTAAGTTCGCTTGTCCATAAGCAGCTACATCAATAGTATCTGAATTAGCAGCAGCTGTAACAACTAAACATTTAAATATACCATCAGAGTTTGAAACAATAACAGTATCGTTTACTCGTATACCGTGGTTAGTAGCAGTAAAACCTGCAGTACCATCAATATCATTTTGAATTGTAATTTGAGTTGTAGCAGCAGTACCAGGGTTTGCACCTCCAGTAGTGTTGTTTACGTTACCTGTATAAGATAAGTGTAATCTACCTTGCTCAGACCATACCACTTGATCAGCAGTCATAGCCTCTTCTGCACCAACTTGTGATAAGAAACCAGAAATAGTTCTTGGTCCGAATACTTCAGCTTCTTTTTCCATTAAGTCAGGCACATATTGTTGTCCCCATCCTTCGTTTGCAGCGGATGAAAGGTCTAAATAATTTGTAGATAGTGCTTGCTGCTGTGGAGCAGGAACACTATTCAAATTAGTTCCATTTGTAATTGCCATAATTTTGTAATTTTAATTTGTTATTTTTTGTTTTTAATTTTAAATTTGAAGTCATTTGAATTATTACCTAACACTTTTACTTTCATACCACCAGTATTAATCTGACTATTAAACTCCTGTCTTGGATCCATACTAACGTTTTTAGATTTAGCAATACTTTCTTTCAAAGCATCAGCTTTACCTTGTTCATAAAAATGTTTTGCAATAGCATCAGCGTTCATGGCTGTAAACAAAGATTTGTGATAACCTTTGGTATCCTCCATTTCATTATTTTTATTTAAGAACTTCTTAACAAAATTATTAATGTCACTTTGAGTTTCTTTAACAGAACTAGTATCTTTTACATTATATCTAAATCTTTTGTTTCCAACATTATATTCAAAACCTTTGAACTCTTTGTTAAACAATTGATTAGTTTTATTTAAAAAAGTACGAGTTTGTTTTTCAGCTATTTGTTGCTGTTCTTTTGACTCTTTGTTGTACCTGTTGAAAAAGTCAATGGCTTTTTGCTGTTCTTTAGTTAGCTTATTACCATATTGTATTTCTTCATAGTACTTGGTTTTTGCACCTTCTAAGTGCGACTTTGCTTGAGCAACTTGCTCCTTCAAAGCTAGTTTTTTTCTTTTTATATCTATATCTTCGTCTACATCTTGATCAAAAGAAAAAGCGTCTTCCATCATAAAGTCTATTTCTTCTGAATTAAGATGTGGTTTTGTTTGTTTGTAAAATTCTCTTAATAACGATAAATTATCTAATTGAGAATAATCTTGATTTAATCTAACATAGTCTTCTAAACTACCACCGGTTTTGTTCATAAAGTCTACGAGCTTTTCTATGTTTTCTGGAAGTGGTTTACCTGTTTCTTGAGCTTCAACTACAGCTTCTTCTACTTCTTCAACAAGTTCTTTTACTTCTTCTTTTACTTCTTCATCTGTTTTTATTTCCTCAACAACGGGTGTTTCTTCATTTTGAACTTCGTCGGTGCTTTCTCTGGTAGGTTCTTCATTTTTTGTTTCGACGTTTTCTTCGAGTACTTTTTCGCTAGTTTCGGATTCGTCGCGTACAGGAACCTCATTTGTGCTTTGCTCTGGAACGGCATCTTCTTCTGGTTTTTTAGTTAAATCTACTTTGATGATGTTATCATCTTTTTGTTCTTTATTTTTACTAAGATCTACCTTAGTAACATTATCTGTTTGTTTTTTCTTTTTTGCCATAATATAATATAATAATAATTAGTAATTTTTACCTAGGTCCGAACTGAGATAAATCACCTACTGATTCACCACCTAATATATCATTACCTGATGATTCAAATTTTTTAGCTGGTTGATTACCTTTTCTTTGTTCTATTAGTTCAGACTGTTGACTAGCTTGTATTCTAGTTCTTTCATCTTTACGATCTTCTTTTTCTTTTTCTCTTCGTTTAGTAGTTTCTACTTCAATACCCTTTAACCTCATGTTAAACTCAAACTCTAAAGCCATAAGTTGTTGTTTTGCTTGTATTTCTTGTTGCATTTTTTGCAACTCTAGCTGTGCTTTTAGCTGTTCTAATTGTGCATCAGATTGCATAAGCGCTTGTTGCTTTTGCACTTCCATTTGTGCTGCTGCTTGTTGTTGCTGTGCGTTAGCTTGAGCTTGAGCTTGTATGTTTTGTTGCTTCATTAACTGATCTTCTTCCATCTTCTTGCTTCTACGTATTTTTAAAACTTGATTAGCTAACTTAACATTATTTATTTCTCTCACGTCTATAGCATCTTCTAAGTCTATAGTTTGCTGCTGTAAAGACATTTGTATATTATTTTCAAGCATTGCTTTTTCTTCTTCATCAGGCATTAACTCTATAAATATACCAAAGTCATATAAGTGCAACTCAGACATTTCTTCAAGCGTAGCAACGTTGTGTACGCCTATACTTTGTATAAACGCATCTCTTGTTGGTGAGTATTCTATGATATCAGATATTCTAAGTGATAATTGTTCTGCAACTTCTGCTGTTAAAAATAAACCAGAGTCTAATATATGTCTTGTAGCTGTATTACTATTAGCAGCTGCTATTTTTTGTATACCAACTAAAGCTCTATCATCTGGCATGCTACCATCTCTAGCTTCGTTTAATCCAGTTACATCTCTTATCATTTGTAAGTAATAATTATAATTACCTATAAGTGCTTGCATTTTATTACCACCACTACCACTTGTTATTTCTTGTATAGGCACTTTGCCTGGGTTCATGTCACCATCAGAAGTAAAACTTCTACCTATAACACTACCAGTTTGAAAAAACATATTTAAAGCTTCTTGTGGATTATAGTTAGTGCCATTACCTAAATCTACTTCAGCAAGTCCGTCTGCATCTAAATAAACACCATCAGGTATCATACGCGACATCACTTGCTGTAGTTTTAAATGTGTAAGCTGAATCATGTCAGCAAAACCCGTAATTCTTTTAACTAAAGAGTCTATATTTCCTTTATACATACGAGGAGCTACTATACTATAATTCATTTTTACTTTAGTATAATCACTTTTAGGCCTCATCATGTTTTTAGCCATTTCCCACTGTAGCAACTTGTCAGTACCAACAACCATAGCGCCTTCATACAAAACTTCTATAACTCTATCTAGTCTTGAAAAATCACCTTCCATATCTTGAGGTGGATTAAACTGATCATCTTTTTCTATAGCTTTGTTACCACCACTATTTGTTTCTTTTATTTTATAAACTTCGTTCATGTATGTTTTATAATTAAAATATAAAACTTGTACTTTGTTATTATCAAACTCGTCGTAACTGCCAGCATTTTTGTAAGAGTTGTTAGTATACAAAGATCTAGACTGTATTATTTCTTCTAAGTCTGATTGCTCTAAGTGCGGAAATTGTTTAGCTAACTCATTAACAGGTATTGTTTTTATCTCACCAACATAGTATATATCTTCAAAGTAAGGTGATTCAGTATAAGAATAAACTAAATCAGCAGGATCAACATATTCTATAGTAGCACCGTTAGATGTATTAAAATTAGTTTTAACAGCACCAATACCTAATACAGTTATATCTCTATAAAACCTTTTTTTAATTAAATCATATCTATTACCATCCATTAAAACATTTATAGCTTGCTCTTCTGCTATTTCTACAGCTTGTTTATAAGAAAGCTGCATGTGTAATTCTAATTCTTCTTGTGTTTCTGGTAACTCAGTCGGATCGTTTTCATAAAGATTTATATCAAACTTTTCTTGAACAAAGTCGTTCATTTCTCTAGTGTTCATGTCATCAACAATAGACTGCATGTATTGAGTTCTTTTTTCAACTCCATAAGGATCTTGAGAGTATGCTTTTATATTATATGCTCTATCTGATATACCATTAACAACTATATCTACAAACTTAGGTACTATAGGTACAGGAGTCCAGTCAAGATTTAAGTAGCTTAAGTCACCGTTTATAGACAACTCGTCTTTATATTTTTGTATTGATTGATTACCTTCAGCGTACAATCTTAGTCTGTGAAAGTCGTTGTAGTTTTTGTGATATCTATTAAGACCTTGGTCTTTATTAAACCACTCGTGTTCTACAGCTTTAGCAACTTTTAACCCATAATCATAGCTAATTTTTTCTGCATCACTTACAACTTGACTCGGGAAATAATTGTTAATATACTCTGCCATCTGTTATTTTATTATTTTAGATGTATTACCAGTATTAGTATACTTAGCAATACTTATGTTTAATTTGTCTCTTTCAATTTTAGCGTTTGGTCTATATAAATTTCTATTACAAGCCATAACAGCTAATCCAGAACTTATTGTTGCGTCAAACTTAGTTCTTTTATTTATATCAAATCTAGCCCAGTCATTTAATGTTTTATTAAAATATATATTACCATAAACGCCATCTTGTAAATGACCAACGTGTTGTTGTATATACATCTCAATAGCAGCAGCGTGTGCTTGTTTAATGTCTTCACTAGAGTTTGGTATACCACCTATTTCTTTTTCTGTTGTTGATAGTTTATTCCAAAGTCTATCAGGTCTATTCATACTAAATCCTCTATAACCTCTACGTCTTAAATGATATAATAATCTAGGTTTATTGTTCTCTGCTAATAACGGCATACCGTAAAATATTAACGCCATTAACACATCTTCAAAAAATATTTCAGCGGTTTGTGGTCTAGCTATATATTCTAAGAAAAAATGATTAGGTGGCGCGTCTTCCATGCTAAACTTAGTTAGTCCGTGTAAAGCACCGTTAGAACCTTTACCATCTACAGTTCCAGATATATCATAACTATCACAACCAAAAGCACCCATATGCTCGTTACTAGGATATTTAATACCGTTTTTAATAATTATCTTGTTTTGCAAATGACTAGGTGGAAACCAACTTACATTGAACCTACCTTTTGGGTCTGGATAAAATATAACTTGTGTATCTTTTACTCCATTAACCCACTGAAAGTTACCAGTGTTTACATTACCTTGTGCGCCAATGCCTTCGTTATAATCTATCTGTTCGTATATTTTTACTAAGTTAAATATACTATTTTTTGCTTCATCCCTAAACGCATGTTCTTCAGTACGCGGAAACTGCCTGTAAAACTCGTTTAAAGCATCTTGATCATTTTTTAAACCTTCTGCTTCATTATTCCAGTGATCAATTATACCATAATCTATTAATTCACCGTCTGGCCCGAAGACATCATTATCAGGCATATGATAGACTGGTTGTCCGTATTCGTCAAGAAATCCTTCATAGTTCCACTCCATTGGGACAAAAAGAGAATATAAACCAGACTTTGTCTGTCCATTGCGGTTTCTTTTTGTAACATCTGAATCATAGTATAATTTTTTAAAATTGTCTCCACCTTTATCTAAAGAATTACTAGTGCTACCCATCATGCATTTACCTATAATTCTACTACCTAATCTTAAACACGTTTTAGTTACTCGCCAGTTGTTCAATATATTATCTGGTCTTTCCCACTTACCACTTTCATCATGTACTAGTAAAGCTAGCTTTTCACCATCATAACTGTTGTCACCAGTATTTTTCCAGTCAATAGTAGTATCAAGTCCAACCAAGTCTTCCTGCTTTTCGTTCGCAACAATTTTTTTACGCGTAAACTTACTTGCAGGAACACGATAAGCAAGTTCAGATTTAGGCCTGTCCATACCGTCTTGTATTGGTTTAAAAAAGAAAGGATAATTAACCGATATCGGAACAACTTTGTCTGTAAACATTTTCTTAGCATCTGCACCACTTTTTGATAATATACCATATCTACTATCACTCGATATTGTAGCTAAATTAACTGTTTCTGCTGAAGACATAAAACTAAAACCAGATCTTCTGTTTTTAAGATAACACATACCATAACATCTTTTATCTGCTTTACATGCTTCCCAAAATATATAAAATAGTCTGTTTGCTTCTCTGTAGTCTGGTGCACCTACATCTATTTTACTCCATTGTAAATACATGTAATGTGCGCCTGTTATATATGTTGGTGTTTTATTGTTCATAAACCAAAAGCCTTCTTCTCTACGCTTAAACTCTTCGTCTATGTAATCATACCATTGTTCTTTTTGTTCTTCAGGATATGATCTCCAGTCAAATATATTTTTAAGTTTACTTAACTCTTTTGGATATTCTATTCTTCGCCACTTATTTAATTCGTTTTTGTACACGTGCACTGGCAGCACTGGCAAAGCAATGCGCAAACCTTGGATCTCAAGTATGTTCCCAATTTTGCCAGTTTTAGAGATAACCACGATATCATGTTCTTTATTGTATCCATATTTCCATTTTTTAGTGCGGTTTAACCGCGTTATTGTTGTTTTCTTTATAGGTTCTATAACCTTTACTAAACTCTGTTCGTACATTACTTAGATCTTCCTTCTGCAAACCCTTTGAATATTTTCTTTTCTTCTTCTTGTGGTGTTTTGCCATCAAGTATATTTTCTTCTTCTTGGATTCTATTTAATATTTCAAATGCATCAAATATAGCTAACTTTTTTGTAGCTGCTGCATTTTTTAATCTATCAGCTGAAACATCATCTTCTGTATTTGTAATAATCTTTTCTTTAGCAACATTAATTAATTCTTCAACTGCCTTGTGCCCAGCTTGGATTATAAGCTTCTTCGTCTCCTTGATATTCATATTTAATTGTAATAAATTTATTTAAAACTCTGTATAATCTCTGCCCATCAACTACAAACTCATAAGTTGAAAACGGTGTAAAACCCACAAGCTCTCCAACCTTATTAACACCATCCGTGTATTTAATTATACCTATACACTCTTCTTCTTCACTTTGTTTTAGTTTGTCTCTTTGTTTTATTGGTTGAACAAAACAATAACCTTCTGTAGCTTGCCAAGTATTATTTCTTTTATACAAAAACATTTGATCTGGCTTTACTAAATAAGTATTTTCATCAAAATAACTTCTACTGTTTTTCTCGCTGCCATATTGATTATGCCAACGTCTAAATACATTGTGATGTACAATAACAGTGTCACCAGTTTTTACTTCTGTATTATAAGCTGTAGGCGTAGATTTAACAATAGCTTCTCTGTTTATAAATTGATGGTTAAATATCTCTGTGTTTATTATAAGATCTTTGTTACCAACTTTTTTTGTATTGTTGTATCTATTTCCTTTTGGCTCTATAATAAAGTCAAAAAGTGCTTTCATTAATACTCTAGATTATACTCTACAGATACAGCCATGTTTTTATTGAAGTCTTTCCAAGGTAGTACATCTTTGTTTTTTCTAATATAAACAGAGTATTTATCCTCTTCTTCTATTATATCACAAATAGTATGACCTCCATAAACTTCTTGACCAACAGCATAATGCATTGCGTCGTTTTTATAGTCTTTACCTACAGTAATTTTTCTAATTAGTTTGCTCATTGTTTTCGTAGTTTATAGTACCATCTTGAATATTAATATCATCTGTACCATAATTAGTTTTAAATTGTACTTGGAGTTTAGTTAACTCTTCTTGTAAAGTATTAACATGGTGTAACATGTTATGCTTTTTACTTTCAAAACTACCTATTTCTAGTTGAGCTCTATTTATATTGTTAATAATTGATTGTACTTTATTTAATTCGTCGTTTGTAATTTTTGTAGCCTTTTCAGCTTTCTTTTTTGTTTTTGCCATTTTATTTAATTTAATTTAATTTAATCTTCTATTATCCACTCTGATTTATTAAGCTCTGTTAATATTTCATCGTGTGTATACTGTGTTTTACCATCTAAAAAGCTTGGGGTAACACCTTCAAACTTTACAAATGTTTTTGTGCCATCGTTGTTATACCTTAAAGTATTAGCTGATGTTTCTAGTACTTGACTAAAATCTACGCTTGCAACTTCTTCTTTTGTTATTATTGTGTATTTTCTATTGTTCATATTATGGTACGTCTTCTACGCCTTGCGTTGGGCTATTTGTAGGAACACCATCTGCTCCTGTATCTGTTCTGTCTATAAAATTACCACTTGCTTCATCTAAAGGTAAAAAAGCTACTAAACTACTAATACCAGCTGTTGTTAAATCAATATCTGGACTACCGCTGTTATAAATAGCAAGAACATCAGTATCTCTAAGAGCACTATTATACAAAGCAAGACTACTGAAATGACCTTGGAAAAAAGCATTATTAGCATTACCAGGTTTACCTATATAAATAGTATCTGCTGTAGTTGCAAAATTAGTTATTGAAGCAGTACTTACGGCAACACTACTACCGTTTAAATACATAGCCATCCTATTAGCAGTTCTATCCCAAGTAGCTGCAAAATGTGTCCAGCCATTACTAACAGAATCACTAGCAGAGTAACTATGATCTAAAATAGTATTACTACTACTACCTCTAGAATTCATACGTATAACCTCGCTACCACCTTGATTAATAAATAAAATAGCAATTTTATTGTCATTACTAGTGTCGGTATGCAAATTCATAATAGTGTCGTTTTGATTTGCAGTTTCTAGCTTAAGCCATATAGACATGCTACCTACATTTTTAATATCATCTGCTACAGAGTTAGTTATTATAATGTGATCATCTGTACCGTCTAAAGATACAGACTTAGTAACAGTGTATGCTGTTTGCTGTGGATATACTGGGCTTGATAATGAATTACCTAATCCTAATCCCATTATTCTCCTATATAAGCTATACAAGCACCAGTAGCTAAGTCTATTTCAGTGTATCTACCGTAAATAGTAACTCCTGCTGGAAAGCTATTACTAACATCAATTTGCAAACCTCCAGAACCTGAAATAGCTGTTTCATTTCCAGTAGTTAAGTTATGAGCAGCCGCTTCTGTACCTGCATACTCTAAACCTAAACTAGCTGTGTTAGTTGTATCTGCAATTAAACCGCCTGATGAATCTAGTGTTGTAGCAGCTAAAAATGTAATAGCTACAAAAACTTTACCTGATGGAGGTCTTGCTGCTCCTGAAGCGTCTAAGAATAAAGATCCTAGTTGACCAAATCCATACGCCGTATCTTGTGATATTGCCATAATTTATTTTTTTACTTTTTCTAGTGATCTACCGCCGAAGTAAGCACCAATCACTGTTATTAATACTAATTGTAATAAGTCTACCCAAGTATCTTTTACTTCAAAAGCAATAACACCAGCATCAATAAATATCATTAACACTGTTGATACTACTAAAAATATAAGCACTAAAGGTCTTATGTTTTTACTAAGCCATGAGTCAGACGCCATATCAACCTTCCATCTCTCAGTTACTTGCTTTTGCATCTCAGCTTCGTAACCCATGATCATATCTTTAATTTGTTTTTCTGCTTCTAGTTTTTCTTCTTTTGATGTATGTAAGTTATCTATAACTCCACCTACACTTTTAACGAGGTCAGCAGCACCACCTCCAAATAATTTGTTTAACATATTTTATTTTTTAAATTACCGGGTCACTTCCATGGTTAGCGTCATCTTCCCAAGGAAAATTACCGTCACCTGCTTCTTTCATAACACCGTTTATTATTATCATATCTTTACCATCAACCGTCATCCTAGGATATGTAACGCCATTAAATTTTACAAAATCATCACCATACGCCAACTTACCTGTTTTCATATCAGTCGAATGTCTCATCTCGTGGTTTATTACTTGTGTTTCCTCTGCACTACCAGGTTCTATTTTATCGCTAATATATATACTACCATCCATATTAGCTTCACCTAAAACTCCTTCTTCTAGTGGTTTTCTAATAACAGGTGTGCCAGGTACAGATATATCACTTTCTCCAGCTTCTTGACCAAACCTCATTTTTGATTTTATAACTCCACCATACATAGACGGATGTTTACCTTTGCCTAGTTTAAAACTCATATTATTTCTTTTTCCCAAATTTTTGAGAACTTGGTATTAATCCTTCTCTTTGAAGTTTTTGTATTTTTAAAGGATCTTCAAAACCAGGTGATAAAGGCGTGTTGTCGTCTTTTTTTATTTTTTTCTTTGTTGCTCTTGGCCCAACAGGCTTTTTATATAAAGAAGGTCCTTTCATTTTAAATGCCATATTATCTATTTTTATCTTTTATCATATCATCTATAGCTTTGTTATAAACTTTATCTGTATATGATTTATTATTAAAAAAAATACTTCTTTCTGAAGTAGGCATGTCTTCTTCACCTAAAAGTATTCTATATATTCTACTTATTATTTGAGAACATTTAAACGAAGTTTTATATATAGAGTATTTAATAGTTGTTCTATTACGTTGTCTCCATACTTCGATCCAACCTTCTCGTCTTAGTTTTTCCCACCGGTTTTTATTCCAGCTCATGGTATAAGTACCATCTATAAAATCGTTTCGTGTAAATCTTTCTTTACAATCTAAGTAAATTAATAATTCTAATTCTGCGTCTGTTAACCCGTAAGTTTTACAGACCCACTTTCTAGTGAGCCTGTAATACTTAAGGATGTTCATTTCACGCAGATCCTGCGCGGTTAATCGCATTTATTATGATGCGTCAACTACTGCTAACGAAGCACAAGCTGTTATATCAGCATGTAAAAACGTAGAGTTTTCACTGTCAGCTACAACAATCATAGGAGCGTTAATAGCATTAGCGCTAGCAACAGCACCAGTTATAGCTTCTATAACTTCTTTATGCCTACCAGAAGTAATAGTAAGAACTACAACCGGTAAATCTATACCTGAGTCCTCATCAGCTTCTTGGTGAGAATGAAAGTAAACTCTTAGAGCAGTCGCTGTATGCATCTCAAGATGAGATAATTTGTCAGCAGGAAAGCAAGCTACTTCTTCTGTTCCAGTTGTTGCGTCAGGCGCACCAGATGCAAAATACAAAAATTTTTTCATTGTTTTTTTGTTTTTAGTTAATAATTTGTTTTAGTTGTTAAGTTTTAGGGTTTGGGTTTATAGTTTTGGTTAATCTATTAATACAACGTCAGTTTGTTTTATAACGCCGTAAAATTTATCTTTATGTTGTATACCGTGGCCTGCATGTTTATCGTAGTACACTATGTCATCTATGTGTATACCTTCTACAAGATTACCAATAGATACAACTTTTGCTTTTAAATATCTGTTATCCTCGTTAATTTCGTCTGTTAAAATTAACCCACCAACCTTTTTGGGTTCGTTTTTAATAGGATCTATGATTATGTAATGATTAACTGCCTTCATTTATACGTATATTTGAAATTACACAATCAGCAGATATAATAGTAATCACCACAGAAATAGAATTTTTAAGTGCTGTCTTAGTAACAAGTACAGGGTCTATAATACCAGACTTTACCATATCAACAATTTCACCTGTTACAACGTTAGTACCAGTACCTTCTACAATGTTAACATTTATAGGTAAACCTGCATTTTCCATTATAGTTGTAAATGGTGATGCTATAGCTTTTAATAATATTTTTTCACCTATGTTACTAGGTTTTATTTGCTGCGAAGCGTTTAATAACGCTATACCACCGCCAGGTACAATACCTTCTTTTAAAGCAGCTTTAGTAGCATAGATAGCATCTTCTACTCTGTCACGTTTTTCTTTTAATTCAACTTTAGAATTAGCACCCACGCGTACAATACCTACGCTTCCTGATAACATTGCTATTCTTTGTTGTATTTTTTTCTTTAAAAAGCCGTTTTTTTCTGCTTTATACAGCTTTTTTACTTCTTTAATACGTTCTTTTACGCTTTTATCAATATTTTCTAGCGTAATTACTGTATTTTTGTCATCTGTAACAACTTTTTCAGCTTCACCTAATATATCTAGCGATATACCATCTAAATCATCACCTAATTCTTCGTTAATTACAGTAGCGTTTGTTAAAATTGCTAAATCTTTTATAGTATCTTGCTTTGTAGGTCCAAAACCAGGTGGATCTATGATATTTACTTTAATATTACCTTTAACTTTGTTCATTAAAAGCGCAGATTTTACCTGTTGTGACACCGGAGCTACTATTAAAAGTGATTTATTGTTCTTTATAACAAACTCTAGTATGTTTTGTATCTTTCTAATATTAGGTATTTCCGATGCAACCACTAATATAAGTGGGTTTTCTAGTATAGCGCGTTGTTTTTCTGTATCTGTAACAAAATGAGGTGATGTAATACCACACTCAAGCTGTACACCATCAACTAATTCAACATATGTTTCATCAGTTTCAGAGCTTTCCATTAAAACAACACCATCACTACCTACTTTTTTATAAGCATCGGCAATAATAGCACCTAATTCTTTATCATTATTACAGCTGATAGCAGCTACATTATCTAACATGTCGTCTTTTACCTCAATTTTTATTTTATCAAGGTAGTTATTTACTTTATCAAGGCCAGAATAAACACCATCTTTAATATCTCTAACAGAAATATTGTTTTGTTGCTCTTCATTTATACCTTTTATTAAAGCTTCAGCAAGAACTGTAGCCGTAGTAGTACCATCGCCTGCTTCTTTTACAGTATTTCTTGCTGCCTCTTTAATTAAAGTAGCCCCCATGTTTTCAACCGGATCATATAAGACTACGCTTTCTGCCACGGTTACACCATCTTTTGTGATCACCGGTTTGCCGCGTCCATCTTCGTATATAACGCATTTACCGCTAGCGCCTAGTGTGGACTTTACGGCTTGTGTTAGTTTAGTTACACCAGCTATAATTTTGCTTTTAGCGTTATCACCAAAGTTTAAGTCTTTGACAATATCGCTAGGTATATTGTATTCCATTTAATTAAATTTAATTTAGTTGTTATTCAAATGTTTTTATAACCTTTGGGCCTTTTACAGCTTCTAGTTTTTTAGAGAAGTGGTCGATGCTACCGTCAATTGCTGTTTCAGCGCCTTCGACTGTTTCTCTTCTTGTAACTGCATGCCAGCTTTCATTATCTGGCTCAGATACTTCTGTTTGGTAAAAACCATTAGCTAGCTGAGTTATCCTCCAGTTTTTTTTATCTGAAAGATGTTTCCACTGTTCAATAGTTTTTTCATTAGGTTTAGTTGTGTTCGTGGTATACGAACTTTTGTAATACAAATAAGTCATTTTGGTTTTATGTATTGGTTAATAATTTGGTTGTTTATATTATTCGTTCTTTGTACCTTTACCAAAGTTACCTCGGTTATTTTTAATACTTGTTCTCACTACCGATCCATCAGACTTGTGATGTATATCACTATTACTTCTTTGGCCTAACCTTTGGTTCTGTGCTTTCTTTGCTTTACGCGCTGGAGTCTTAGCCATAGCTGTATCTCTACGCTTTTTAGCAGCAGCAGCCTTAGGTGATAACTTTTGTTTTAATTTTATAGGTGAACTCATACTTACTATTATTACATGGAAAAAAAGATATTTACTTATATTGGGGTGAGGTACTGCACCCCTTCTCCTCCTTCGCTTCTTCCTTGTGAAACGCTTTATACCTTACGCAGCCCCGCTTTTCTCTCTTCGTTTACGTTTTATGTTTTTGCCTTACCGTTTCGTTTGCATTACTACTCGCTAACCTCAGCTAGTACTATAGTATCTGCTAAAACATTTTAGGTTTTTGTTACAGCACAGCTGTGCAGCTGCTAGCTACAGCGGCCGCGATGTATAGCATTTTCACCTGCGCAAGTCACAAACTTAACTCGACTATCATTGGATAATATAAATAAAAAATATGACTAACAAATTAAAATTAAATAACCAACAAATATTAAAATTAAATAATAATATATATATACCTTTTCTAATAAATAATTTACCAACTTATTATAATAATATCCCTCTTAATAATATAATTAAATTAAATTCTCTAATATATATAAATATAAACTCAATTAAAAATTATAAAAATATAATTAATTTATTAAACTCCTCTAAATTAAATAAATATTCTCTTAAATAATAATATAAACAAGTCACAATATAAACAAGTATAACAATAGATAATATAAATAAATAAATAACTAATTAAAATTAAAAACTATGTCAAACAAATTAAACAACTCAACAACAAACAAATTAAACAAATTAATAACAAAAAGATTTGTAATCAGAAAATCACTAATTGGTACTAATACAATTATAACATTCACTTCAAAGAAAGGTAAACAAATAACATACAATCATGATGAAGTATATGAAAGAAACAAAGAAAGATTTGATAACATGAACTGTTTTAAAAAGTACAAGTCATACACAAATACAAATAACATACCAACATTCTGTAGATAATACAGAGTGTTGACACAGAGTGCGAAAGCACTCGTGTATAGCACGATGTATAGCACCGCGCACTACCCACTCCAGTCACAACATAAATTAGACTACTAACAGATAATATAATTGAACTTAAAAATAATAAATATGTTAATAGACAAAAACAAAGACGGTCAACTAAACTTTTTTACACTAAATAATAAACTAAGTGACGACCAACGTGTAGAGTTATTATACTTTACACTAGTAAAACTATATCCTTTTAATAGTGAAGAACAAGACTTAGACAAATATATAGAGTTTGTACAAAGTGAAGTCAGAGCACTACTAACAAGTGAACTAACATAAGGTTTTACACTAAGAGAAGTAGAGCAATACCTCCACACTAAAAATATCAACTAAACAAATAGTATACCTTTATGAAAAGTGTGACATAAGGTAGTTAATTAAACTAGAGTAACACCCTAATGTCATACTATTCACAATATAAATACAATGTAAGTAAGATAATATATATAAATAATAAAAAAATATTAATTAAAATAAATAAAATATGTCAGTAGAAAATAAAATAATAGATGAAACAGTAGATACAGTAATAGATAATATATATGACAAGTTAGAAGATTACATGTATGAGTATGGTAACTATACAGAGTCAGATAATAGATTTGTAAGAGACAGAGAAGAATATATGTTAGATGTAATAAAAGAATTATATAATAGAATAAAATAATAAAATATGAGAGATTATAATATAAAAAAGTATAAAGGTAATACACACTATTCAGTAAATGTAATTGATAGTTATGGTAGAGAGAAAGGTAATTTCTTTAGAACATTAGATGAATGTTATGAGTTTGTATATGATGTATGGTCAAATGAAGTGCCTAAAACAGACAAAGAATTACAAGAAGAATTACTCAGTGGTGCAATATCTAACTGTATAGAAATAGATAAATCAAATAATATTAACTTAAATTTAGATTAAAATGAAAAAGATAACAATAATAGTAGGTGTAGTATGTATGATGTCAAGTTGTGGTATACAATTTGGTAACTATGAAAGGTGGAAAGAAGTACATGGTGGTGGTACTTGTCAAGAAAAAGTAACTCAAGATGATTACTACGCAACAATAAACTGTGAAAACTGTGACGAGATAGACTAACACACAAAACAAAATCGAATACTAACAGATAATATAAATAAAAAATTATGTCAAACAAAATTAAATTTAAAAAAGCAAACAAAATAGAATTAAATGGTATACCATACAAACCATACACTATATGTAGTTT